TTTAGTATTGAAGATTTACAAAAATTGATAGATTGTGATGAAAAGTTTTGTACTGGTTGGTATTTAAAAGGTGATACACCAATGGTTGCAAGATGGGATGAGAAAACATTTCTTAAAACAGGATATATGGATTTCTTAACAAACGAAGAATTAGTTAAAGCTAATGGTAAGTTAATAGAAGTATCTTACTGTGGATTTGGATTCACAAAAACGCATGTAGATTTATTTAAAGACCTCACCTATCCATTTTTTACCAATAAGGTAGTTCAAATAGAAGACTACAGAGAAAATGTTTCAGAAGACGCAAGTTTCTGTTTAGATGTTAATGTTAAACCTAAAGTAATAACAGACCTAAAAGTAGGTCATTTAAAAGAGATGGTTATATAATTGAAAAAAATAAGTTATAGTCAGTATTCATTGTGGAAACAATGCCCTTATCAATGGAAAATACAATATGTAGATGGCATTAGAGATTATACAGATAGTATTCATACACTATTTGGAACTTCAATGCACGAAGTTATACAAGCATTTGTTACTGTGATGTACAATGATACTATTAAAGTTGCGGAACAATTACCTCTTGAAGATATGTTGAGAACAAGAATGAAACGTAACTTCGAAGAGATTGTAAAATCTAATGGTGGTGAAATGTTCTGTACTGAAAAAGATATGATTGAGTTCTACACACATGGGGTACAAATATTAGACTTTTTGAAAAAGAAAAGAGCTCAATATTTTAGTAAGAAGGGTTACGAGTTATTAGGTATAGAAGTTCCTTTAAACTTTGATTTGTCAGATAATCTGAAGTTTGTTGGTTACATAGATTTAGTTATAAAAGATACTGTCAGAGATGTAATAAAAATTTATGATATAAAAACTTCAACTATGGGTTGGAATAAATATATGAAAGCGGATATTAATAAAACCGACCAGCTTCTACTGTATAAACAATTCTACTCAAAACAATTTAATCACCCTGCAGACAAGATTGAAGTAGAGTATTTTATTGTAAAGAGAAAGTTATATGAGAATTTAGATTTTCCCCAAAAGAGAGTTCAGAAATTTGTTCCCGCTAATGGTAAACCAAGCATGAATAAAATGATAGTTAGGTTCAAAGAATTTTTGGATTCTACTTATAATGAAGATGGTAGCTTTAAAGATGTTGAATACAAAAAGTGTGTTGGTAAATGTAAAGCCTACAACAAATGTAAAGATTTATAATATTTATTACCATAAGGGAGACAGATATGAAAGTAAACCTACGCATGAATCTATCAGATTTTTTAAATACCGATTATGAAAAGGAAGTGATTGATAAGTTAGAAGCTGTTCACAGAGATAGTGTAAAATTTTATTTAACACTTTGGTATGAAGATGGTTTAATAGAACCTCGTCAGATTAAAAAATTTATTTTAGACTACGAAAATAGATTACATTTAAAAACTAGTATTAAGGTTGGTAATGAGCTTAAATTTAGTGATTTTATTTGGTTTGATTTGGTAAAATCAAGTGACAGGCAAAACTCAAGCAGGATTAGATTTCAATACGAGTATCAGAATTTAGAATCTATATTAGCGGGACTCGAAGAATTTCACAAATGTGCAAAGTTTTGTATTTCAGAAAAACCTAGAAAACAAAAAAGGAATGATTATGAAAGTAGCAATAGTAGGTAGCCGTCAGTATACAAATAAGAGAAAGGTACAAGAATTTATTTGGAAATTAAAAGAAAAATTTGGTGAAAGTCTTGAGGTTGTAAGTGGTGGACAAAAGGATGGTGCAGATGGGTATGTAAAAAAATATGCACTTGAATTTGAAGTTAAATATTCAGAATTTCCACCCTCACATTATAGTCACAATATTCATTGTATTTTGCCAAAATTTCGTTATAATAAACCTTTTTATAAAAATAATTATCATAAGAGAAACGAGCAAATTGCGGAGTACTGTGATAAAATGGTTGCATTCCTACCAAAGAATCTGGTTACAAATGGTACAGCAAGTGCATTAAATGAGGCTCAAAAATTAGGAAAAAAATTCGTGATAATAAATTAATTACTATATATTTATATATGTATATATGGAGTAAATATTATGGAGAACGTAAAACTAACCTCTGTAAAGTTATTAATAGATTTATATAAGAAATTTAAACTATCGACATTAGATGATAATTTTACATTACAAAAACTTATAAATCGTTCAATGGATTTATATGTGCACGATGAGGTTTTTAAAAAACAAATCAATGAGTGGAGAAATCTAAAACCAAGTGGGAGTAAGTTATGAGTCTTAACTTTAGAGATGACTTGATACAAGCGAGTGTGAAGCACTTCGAAGCTCACATTGAAAAACACAGAATAAATATTGAAATACTATTAGAGAATCAAAGGGGTATTGCTGAACATCCAGATATAATGGAAACTATTGAGAAAGAATTAAGCATTATTGCTGAATATGACGATAAATTAAATATGTTAAGAAAGTACTTTATTAGTGGTACAAAAAAGAAAGAGGTTTTAAATGGCTAAAAAGAAAATACTTCTTCTATCAGATGATTTAAGAATGCACAGCGGTATTGCAACAATGTCGCGTACATTTGTTTTAGGTACATTAAAGCACTACGATTGGGTTCAAATTGGTGGTGCTATAAAACATCCTGAAGAAGGTAAGATAGTTGATATGGATGAATCAGTAAGGAAGGATACAGGTGTAAAAGATGCAAGTCTTAGAGTTTATCCAATATCTGGTTATGGTAATCAAGAATTATTACGAAATGTTATAGATAGAGAAAATCCTGATGCTATACTTCACTATACAGATCCAAGATTTTGGGAGTGGTTATATCAAATGGAGCATGAAATCAGAACAAACATTCCAATATTCTATTATAATATTTGGGATGACTTACCTTATCCAATGTGGAATGAACCGTTTTACGAAAGTTGTGATTTAATAATGAACATATCTAAACAAACAGTAAATATAGTTGATAATGTTTGTAGGGATAAACCTCGTACTGAATGGGATAATACTTATATACCGCATGGTATTAATGAAGACAACTTTCAAATAGTTAATAAGAATCACAAGCATTGGGGAGACCTTTTGAATTTCAAACGAACTGTTACACAAGGACGTAATTATGATTTTATTGTCTTTTGGAATAATAGAAATATCAGAAGAAAATTACCTGGTGATATTATAATGGCATTTAAAACATTTTGTGATATGTTACCAAAGGATAAAGCAAAAAGATGTGCATTAATAATGCACACTCAACCAAGAGATGAAAATGGTACAGATTTACCGGAAGTTGCAAAATCACTATGTGCAGAATATGATATAATATTTTCTACTCAAAAATTAAATGATAAAGAACTTTCTTTCCTATATAATATGTCAGATATTACTATTAATATGGCGAGTAACGAAGGATTTGGTTTAGGAACTTGTGAATCTCTGATGTGCGGTACTCCAATATCTGTTACAGTTACAGGTGGATTACAAGACCAATGTGGGTTTAAGTATAAGGATAAGTTATTAACATATGAAGATTATAGCTGGGTACATTCATTACATAATGCTAAAAAGTGGAAAGACAACGAAGATTTAACTTGGGGTGAGTGGGCAAAACCAGTCTGGCCATCCAATAGAAGTTTGCAGGGTTCGATACCTACACCATACATCTTTGATGACAGACCATCATTTGAAGATTTTGCTGATGCTATCAAAGAATGGTATGATATGGGAGATGAAGAAAGAATCAGATGTGGTAAACTAGGTCATGAATTTGTTATGAGTGACGATTCAATGATGTCCGCAACTGCTATGTCTAACTTATTCATAGAACATATGGATAGAGGTTTGGAAAAGTGGGAACCAAGAAAACGTTTTACAATGATAGAGGCTTAAAATGAAACCATTAATATTATTCACAGGACCAGTCACAACCAGAAGTGGTTATGGTGCACACGCTAGAGATTTAGTAAAATCATTAATCAAAATGGATAAATATGATATAAAAATTAATTCTCTTCGATGGGGAAATACTCCGTGGAATGCATTAAATTTAGAAAATGAAGAAGATAAGGGAATCATCGATAGGATATTAAAAGAACCAAATCTACCTCGTCAACCTGATTTACATATACAGGTTAGTATTCCAACTGAATTTACACCATTAGCAAAGTATAATATAGGTGTTACTGCTGGTATGGAAAATACAGCACCTAAGCCTGAGTGGGTTGATGGAATGAACAAAATGGATATGGTTATCTGTGTATCCAATTTTACAAAAGATACTTTTAGAAAAGTAGTCTATGAACAAATAGATAAGAATACCAATCAAAAGACGGGTGAACTTCGTGTAGTTAAACCTATGGAAGTTTTATTTGAAGGTGTGGATACAGATATCTACAAGCAAACTAAGGAATTCTCAGTTGATTTGATTAATGAAATGGAACTTATCAAAGAAAAATTCTGTTTTCTTTATGTTGGACATTGGTTACAAGGTAACTTAGGACAAGATAGAAAAGATACCGGTATGATGGTTAAAACCTTTTTAGAAACCTTTAAGGATAAACCTCATCCACCTGCTCTTATTATGAAGACAAGTTCTGCAACATTTTCTGTTATCGATAGAAACGATATATTGAAAAAAATAAATACTATTAAAGAGACAGTTAAGGGAAAGTTGCCTTCAATTTATTTACTACATGGTGATTTATTAGACGAAGAAATGAATGAACTTTATAATCATCCAAAAGTTAAAGCGATGGTTTCATTTACTAAAGGAGAAGGATTTGGTAGACCATTATTAGAAATGTCTATAGTCGGTAAGCCAATCATTGTCTCGGATTGGAGTGGTCATTTAGACTTTTTGAATAAAAAACTTGCAGTTTTGTTACCTGGTAGTTTAACTCAAGTTCATAAATCGGCTTTACCTAAAGAGTACAGAGTTGATAATGCAAAATGGTTTACAGTTAACTATCAATATGCTTCTCAGGTTATGATGGATGTGTTCAAAAAGTATAGAAAATATACTCTTAATGCAAAAAAGTTATCTATGGCAAACAGAGGTAAGTTTAGTATGGAGAGTATGACAAATACATTTGCAAAAATATTGGATAAGTATTTACCTAAATTTGAAGAGCAACCACAAGCAGTTGATTTGAAATTACCTGATTTAAAAATGATATCAGATTCAGAACCTTTGAAGGTGGAAACTAAATTACCAAAACTGAAGAGGTCGTGATGGAACAAAAAACTAATTGCCCTTTATGTAAAGACTTACATAATAATTGCTTTGTAGAACAAACCGAAGTTAAAGGTGAACCATTCGAATCTTATTTATGTTTCGGTTGTGGTATGACTACCAATTCATATATGGCTATCGATAGTGAAAAGTTAGAAACTATGATTAGTGGTAATACTCAATTGATGAATGATTTAAAAATAATGGATGATGAAAGAGGTTTAGTTTGGTTTCCGTCAGTAATTAATATGGGAGAGAAAGGTATTATATATCCTGATGGTAAGCCAGAGAATTGGTATTGGTATTATGCAAAAGTTATTGATATACCTAAAGAAGAGAGGGATAAATATGAAGGACATGAGAAAAGATTAGATATTGATAATCCACAAATATTTGGACAATTTGAGTTTATGAAAGCATGTACCGCTATGGGAATTGTAAAAGATATGGGACCTGAAAAGTGAGAGACCAAACCACATGGAATAAAGTTAGGCCTGGTGACATAATATCATTTAGATATCCAACTAAAGGTGTACTAAAACTTAATACAATATTAGTATTTGCAGTAAAGGTATCGGTACAAAGTAAATCAGGTTCTAAAAAACATTTAAGAGGTATGAAGATAGAGGAGAGAAATAGACCTTTCATCACACCTACTTGGGTTAGAGAAGTAACCAAAGTTGGAAATTTGTCACTTATTAAAAAGACATCAAATACTGAAGCAATTTTGAAATTGTCAGTTGGTAGTTATCAGATAGGTGAAAGGACTGATGATACAGAGTTCACTAAACTGAAGGGTTTTTTAACTAAAACAAATTCTTATCGTACATACGATTATAATATTGCTAGAAAGTATCAGGTTTACTTTGAACCTGTTCAGGTTCCATCTTCTATATTGAAGGAGTTAGCTGGTGAAAATTAGTTATGGTATTACAGTCCACAATGAGGCTGATGAGTTAAATAAGTTATTAGATGTTTTGCTTGATAATATTGATGATGAAGATGAGGTTGTAATATGTGTTGATGGTGAAGATGATGCTGTAAGATTTGAACTAGATATTTATTCTAAAGTTTTTAATGATTCTAATAAGTTTATGAAAATTTATCAAAGAAAATTAGATGGTGATTTTGCAGCTCATAAAAATTCAGTTATAGAAAATTCAACAGGTGATTATATCTTTCATATTGATGCTGATGAATATCCAAATGAAATATTACTTCAGCAACTAAAAAAAATATTGGAAATGAATGATGTTGATTTAGTTTGGATACCTCGTGTAAATACTGTTGAAGGAATGACACAACAAGATATACAAAAGTGGGGATGGAGAATATCAGAAAACAATTGGGTAAACTATCCTGATTATCAAAGTAGGGTGTTTCGTAATTCTAAGGATATCAGATGGACTAGACCACTACACGAACATATCATTGGAGCAAAAACATACGCTCATCTACCACCTCATGAACAGTTAAGTTTATACCACCCGAAAACCATACAGAAACAAACTGAACAAAATATGTTTTACAATAAGAACTTCAGTGCCGACATGAATGTTAGGGGTGGTGTAAAAAAAAACTTTGAACCGATTTCATTAGAATATTTTCTCAGTATGGAGGTTGCTAGTGGTGGCCCATCCAAAGTAGTACTGAATCGATACGACAAACTCAAAACTGTAAAAGATGTCGTTGAGTTTTATTCAAACAAAGATAATATAAAACTGGTAGAAAAAGAATTGAAACCAGACAACTGGCAATATTTTAATTGTATGTTAGCAGAATTCAGACACAATGTTGCTGACCATCACGAATTAGGTTGGGAAAATATGACTAAAGAATATTATGAATCGCTTGACTTAATGACAGATAAAGAGATAGAGGTATTTAACAAAACTAATCCGGTAGAGTTTGATAATGGTCTAATGAAGCATGGTTATCATAGAGGTTACGCTATGATTGGTAGGTTAGTTGCAGGTAAACCTTACATACCATTATTTATGGAAAAAGAGAAGATATATAATATACCTTGGAAAAATGATAATAAGATTAGAATTAATAATCCCATGTATAATATCAGATGTCTCAACGAACTTAATGACTTAGATAAGAATGAATATTGTTTAACTCAATCTAGTATATTGGCATTGATGGGATTAAGACAAAATAATGATGTTGATATTATTGTCAGCTCTAAGTTGAGAAATCAGTTAGGAATTGGTAACCAGTATGTAAAGAGGGGTAACGTAGAAATATTCTCACCTAACTATGATAAGTTTATGATTAATGGTGTTAAGAATGATGATGACTTAATTGAAAATTTTACATTCGAATTTGAAGGATATAAATTCTTAGAGCCAAGATTTTATTTCAGTAGAAAACATAGAAACGATGAAAAGAATAAAAATGATTGGGATGGTATAAAAAGGTTTTATAAGATGGAAACTTACAGAGGTTATCCATTTTCTAATTGTAACATAGATAAATGGGGGTTTGAATATCTATGATAATATCACATAAACACAAGTTTATTTTTATGAAAACCAGAAAGACAGCTGGTACAAGTATTCAAACTGCATTAACAGATATTTGTGGGCCTGATGACATTATATCCTCTGATATAGATACAGTTGGTAGAAATGAGGATAAGTCTTGTTGGGATGGTCATCCACACCCACATCTATGGGATGTGAGAAATTTGGTCGGTGAAGAGGTATTTAACAGTTACTTCAAATTTGCATTCATAAGAAATCCATTTGATGTAACAGTTTCAAGATTCTTTTGGAATATTAAAGGTAAAGGGCAAAAGGGTTATGAACTAACAAAGGATGGATTTAACAAATGGGTTGATGAGTATACATCTCAATTTATTTTTCATAAGGCTGAGTACTTTCCTATTAACTTAGCATATCCTTTTTTGTATAGTCACAATTTTGTCAATCCAAACACATTTGAAAGAATAGGTCCTGATATCAGACAATTAGCATTTGATGTTGATTTTGTTGGTAGGTTTGAAAACCTGGTTGATGACTTTGATTATGTATGTAATAAGTTAGGTTTAGGAAAGATAAGTTTACCACAAAAGAAAACAGGTATGAGAGATAAAAAAGATTTCAGAGAAATGTATACCGATGAGTCTATGAAAAAAGTTGAGAATGTATTTGCAGAAGACTTACTAACTTTAGGATATTCGTTTCAACAAGACCTAACCCTAAGTAAAAGAAGTGTTTTAATTGATAGAAATATATTCAAAGATTCAGACATAAATATTAATGGTGCGAGTATAATTAAAGTACCAGATTGGTTAGAAAATCCGTTAGGTAAATACTACCTTTACTTTGCAAGTCATACAGGAAAGTATATTAGACTAGCATATTCGGATAACCTGATGGGTCCTTATTCTATCTATAGAGATGGTAGCCTAAATATTAGTCAGACAAATTGTAAAAGTCATATTGCTAGTCCTGATGTACACATAGATGGAGATAAAATATTAATGTACTATCATGGAGATTTAGAGAATGGGCAAAAGTCATTTCTATCTACATCCACAGATGGTATAAACTTTGAAACTGATAATAAGGTTTTAGGAGAGTTTTACTTCAGAGTGTTTAAGTATAAGGATAAAGTTTATTCTATTGCAAAAAATAAAAATGAAGACTCTGTTATATATCAATCAGATTCTTACTATGGTGAGTTTCGAAGGATATTTAATATACTACCCAACTCAAGACATACAGCAGTTTATTTAAAAGATGAACATCTTTACATATTTTATACAGTTGTAAAAGATGCACCTGAATCAATATACTACTGTAAATTAAAACTTTCTGATAATATAGAAGATTGGGAAGTAATATCTAACAACCGTTTAACCATACCACAATATAGATACGAAGGCGGTGGTTCTCAAATAATACCAAGCAACTTTGGTTCAGCAACATTAAGATATGGTAATATGCAATTAAATGAGCTTAGAGACCCATGTATTTTTGAGGATGATGATTTATATTTGTTATACACTTTTAGTGGTGAAGCGGGTATATCTATAGGAAAATTAAATTATGAATAATGTAGTATTTCAAGTTAATATTAAAGGACATAGAGTTAAGGATGAGTTTGAATACTCTACTAAGTCTTGGGCTAATTGGTGTGAGAAGAATAATTTCTCACATTTCGTTTTAGAAGAACCAATTCAGAATTTGGATTATATGAATGCTAACTGGCATAAGTTCTATGTTTTAAGTATGTTAGAAAACGAAGGTATAGATTATGAGAGTGTTTGTATAGTTGATGCAGATACAATAGTTCATCCAAATTGTCCTGATTTTTTTGAAATTGTTGGCGATAGATTCGGAGTTGTACAGAGTGATGGATGTTATGAATGGGTAAATCGTAGTATTGAAAAATATAGAGATCATTTATTTCCACATATAGAGTTAAAAACTTGGGATTATTTTAATAGCGGATTTATGGTTTTAAATAAGAAACACTCAAAATTTTGTGAAGATGTTTATAAGTTTTATCATAAAAATAGAGATGATTTGGTTTATGCACAAAAAACTTTTATGGTTGGTACAGATCAAACTCCAATTAATTATTTAACTAGAGAATTTAAGTTAGATTTGAAATGGTTACCAAATGCATATAATCTACATGACCCATATAGAAAAAGTTTGTTACATATAGATTCATCAAATTGGTGGCCTGATACTTTAGATAATTTATTCAATTCAGGTTGGGTTTATCATTTCAATGCAATACCTCAAAACCCTATGGGAAGAGATGCAGGGTATTGGATGAAAAGAACATACGAGGAGCTATACAAATGAAAGTAGTATTCTTTTCAGAGAGTCAAATTAATGGTAAGATACCAAGAGACTTTTCAAATGCTAGAACAGAGTATGCTTGGATGATGGCTTTAGATGCTCCACATTACAATATAAATAATATACCAAGTGAGAAGTTTGATTTAGGTATCGTTATAATTCCAAAGAATAACCCAAACATAAATCTAAATTCATTCAGAGTTTGTTGTGATAAGGTTGCAGTGATGCAAGAAGGGCCACATTGGTTCTTTCAAGACTATACTGTTGAACAACAATTTCATTATTATAATACATTGATGGATGCGGATTGGGTTTATTGTCACAACGAAAGTGATGTAAACTATTATTTAGGTTTAGGATGTAAAGATGTAAGGGTGATGAGAAGTTTGATGATACCAGATGGTTTAGAAAAAAGAAATTGGTTAAAATCTGAAACAATGATTGGTGGTAATTTTGTAAGTTGGTACGGTGGATTTGATTCTTATATGGTTGCTAGAGAAATGGGAGATCCAATCAGTTGCCCATCGATGGGTAGAAAACAAGAACAAGAAAGTTTAATTGAAGATATAAATTATCTACCCTATATGAGTTGGAGAGATTGGATAAAAACTTTAGGAGAGTATAATATCGGTATTCACTTAATGAGAACACATGCAGCTGGAACATTTGCTATGAACTGTGGATTTCATGGTATACCTTGTGTTGGATACAGAGGATTAGATACTCAAGAATTATTACACCCATTAACAACTGTTGACGTAGGTGATTTAGATGAAGCTAAAAGAGTTACTTTAAAATTAAAAGACGATAAGTTTTATAAATTATGTAGCAGCACTATTAGTAAAAGATTCAATCAATATTATACAGAAGACGCCTGGAAAGAAAATTGGAGAGTTACAAATAAATGAAAACATTCTTCAGAATAACTAATAACAAAGTTTATGGTATTCAACGAGAACATTTAGGATTCCCATCAAACAGTCCAGCTTACATACCCGATGATTATTTAAAAAATAAAGAATTTGTAATTATGAGAACCTGTCATGGTATAGGTGATTGGTGTATAATTTCTGCAATACCAAGATTACTGAAACAAAAATATCCTGATTGTAAAGTCTACATACCATCTAGTAAAATGTTAAAAAGTTTATTTGGGAATATGTTGAATAATTGGGGGTATGGAACGTTTGATGCTAGTACGATTTCAAAAGTTGTATTTGAAAACAATCCATATGTGGATGATTTTATAGATGAGTACAACGGTGAGATTTTTCACGACCACTATAAGATATTTGATGTCAGTAAAGACGAGGTCTCTTTAACTGAACAGATGATGAGATTTTGGCAACTCAAAGATGGGGAGATGGTTGATACTACACCAGATTTCTACCCTACAGAAAAAGAAGAAGAATTTAAAATAAAATTTAATTTGGAATATAAGTTAGATAATTATTCTTATATATCAGTTTCATCTACATTTGAAACTACATCCAATGCTAAGTTATTGATTGATAAAATAAAAGAAAAAGATACAGATAATATGAAATGGTTATACTACGGTGAAGTTCCTCTCAAAGAATCTAAGTTAAGTTTTTTGAATGGAATTGAAATCAAACCTATGAACCTAACCATCAGAGAGCAACAGACTTTGAAGATAAATGCAAACTATAATTTTGGTAATGAAACAGGCATGAATCTTTGGACTCCTAAATACTCAAAAACTTATGTTATTGGAAATAAATATTTTGGGCCAGTTCACGGTGGTAAGAATGAAGGTAAACTAAGAAAGAGACCATTTAAGAGTGGCAATTTTATTAATAAAGTGGAGTATTTATGAGATATTGTTTTGATATTGATGGAACTATATGTAGTACCGATTGTGAGTATAAAGATGCTGTTCCATATCAAGAAGTTATTGATTGGATAAACAAAAAATATGATGAGGGGCATCACATTCAACTTTTTACATCTCGTGGAACATCATCAGGACAAGATTGGTTTCAGTTTACATTAGATCAAATTGAAGATTGGGGTGTAAAATATAGTAGTTTAAAATTAGGTAAACCTGCTTATGATTTATTTATAGATGATAGAGCGATTAATAATAAAGAATGGTATAAGAAAGAAGGAATTAAAGTTTGAATATATTAGTTTCTTGTGCTGGTGGTCCAGCAGCTGTTGGTATAATAAAGTCTGTTGCTGAGTTTAACGATGGTATACATAAAGTTGTTGCAATAGATTGTGATGAACTTTCAGTCGGCTTTCATTTAGCAGACAAAAGTTATGTAGTACCATTTTCAGTTGAAGATGACTTTTGGAAGGAGGTTCTTAAAGTTATTAGATATGAGAAAATAGATTTAGTAATACCAACAGGTGATGCAGATATTGTTCACTTTTCAAAAAACAAAAATGTTTTGAATAAAATGGGCGTTACCATTTTTATGTCAGACTATGAGACTATTAAGATTTGTCAAGACAAACTTTTATTTTACAAATATCTTGTTAAAAATGGATTAGAAAACCTTTTACCCAAAACATCAACAGATTGTAGGAAAATTGATTTACCAATACTTTGTAAGCCAAAAAGGGGTAGTGGTAGTAGGGGTATAGAATTATGGGAAAGTAAGTCACAAATAAAAGAATTGGATAAAGTAGAAAACCTACACTACAGTAGCGATTATATCTTTCAAGAGTATCTACCAGGTAATGAATATACAATAGACGTTCTATGTGATTTAAAAGGTAAAATACTATCAATCATACCAAGACAAAGACTACAGATAAAAGCTGGTATATCATCTAAAGGTAAAATAATTAGAGATAAAAAAATAGAGGATAGTTGTAGAATACTCTGTAAGAAACTTAAAGTAAAGGGACCTGTTTGTATCCAAATGAAAGAAGATATAGATGGTACGCCAAAGTTCGTAGAAATAAATCCACGTGTAGGTGGTGGTACTTATTTTACAACTCTAGCTGGTGTTAATTTTATGAAAATAATTTTGGATATGATGAATAATGATGATATTTATATTGAGGAACCTAAAGAAATAACGGTCTTAAGATATTACGAAGAGGTTGTAGTAAATGAGTAAATTTTTAAATTTAGATAATGTTTTATGTTTATCGCCACATCCCGATGATGTAGAGTATGGTATGTTAGGTAGTATAATTAAGCATTCGGATACTAACTTCCATATTATGGTTTTTTCAATTGGTGGTGATTTTGATGTTTCTTCAAATAAAACCAGACAAATTGAATGTGAGTCCATTTGGGATAAATTAGATAATGTCACAGGCACTTTCTTATATGACACACATCTATCACAACTAACAGAAGATGCGTTGGTTAATAAGATAGATAATTTTAATCATAATACTTCAACCAAATGGGATGCAATATTCTGTCCACCTAACGAAGATTCTCATTTTGAACATAAGATGGTTAATTCAATAGTACCAGCTTGCGTTCGAAGATTAAACTGTGGTATTATAGATTATAGAACACCTAGTACATTAGAAAATTGGATACCTAATCTATATGTCGAAGTAGATATAGAGGAAAAGTCAGAATTATTAAAATCATTTGAATCACAATCAAACAAATCATTTTTTAACAAAGGGCCTTTAGAAGTATTTCATACAAATTATAATTGTAAGAAGAGGGGTATAGATTTTGTTGAAACTTTTAGAATAGAGAGATTATATGATTAACAAAAGAATTATGATTATCGGTGGTACGGGTGCATTAGGAAAACAACTAACCGAAAGGTGGGAAGTAGGTAACGATATACTGATATTCTCTAGAAATGAACATAAACAAGAAGAGATGAAAAGAACTTATCCAAATGCATTATATCGTATCGGTGATGTTAAAGATAAAGAATCGATACTAAGAAGTATGTATGAATTTCAACCTAACGTAATTGTTAATACTGCTGCACTAAAAACAGTTTGGGTTGCACAAGATAATCCATATGAATCTATACAAACTAATATTGTAGGTCATCAATACTTGATTGATTGTGTCAGAGAATGTAGACATCAGATAGAATCCCTTATGTTTATATCTACTGATAAGGCTTGTAGTCCTATCAATGTTTATGGTATGTGTAAGAGTATAGCAGAACAAATGTATGTTAACTTTGCAAAACAACAATCAGATATTAAGGTTGCACTTTGTAGATATGGAAATGTATTGGATTCTACTGGTTCTCTCATACCTGTGTTTAAAGATATGATTGAAAGTGGTGTTCAAACCTTACCTATAACAAATTTTGATATGACTAGATTTTTGATAACTTTGAATGAAGCAATAGATTTAATCGAATGGTCGTATCAATCACCAGATTCACATGGAAAGATAATTGTTCCTAAACTACCATCTATGAAAATTATAGATTTTGCTAGTGCTATTGCAACATCAATGGGTGAACCAGGAATGAACTTTCATAAGATACCAATCAGAGATGGTGAAAAACTCCACGAGGAGATGATAAGTTCTATAGAAATGCAGAGAGTAGATAATACAGAATCAGATAAGTATTTATCGATAGGTTACGAAAGAATTAATGAAGATTACAATCACAAACCTTTGAATTCAGAGTTTCACCTTATAGATAGTGATAAAGCGTTTATGTTTCTAGTTAATAAGGGAGTGTTATGAAAGTAGGTATTACAGGCTCTAATGGTTTCATAGGATATCATCTATGGATTCATTTAAAATATTTATGTGAAGATTTAGAGGTTATTAGGTTAAGTAGAGATTTAAAAGAAATTAGTAAATGTGATGTTGTAGTGCATTTAGCAGAAAAAAATAGAGGTGATGAAGATGAAATATATCATAACAATACATCATCTGCGAGTACATTAGCATCTACAATGAATGGTAATCAACGAATATTATATGCATCTTCAATACATGAAGATGATGATTCAGTATTTGGTAGGTATAGAAAAGAAAATAAGAAAATGTTTAAGAGTTGGGCGAAATCTACAGGTGGTTCATTTTCGTCACTAAGGATACCAAATGTATTTGGTCCATTCTGTAAACCAAATTATAACTCTTTTATTGCAACATTCTGTCACAAACTAATAAATAATGAGGAGATACAGGCTAACTCTAATGGAGTTAATTTAGTTTATGTTCAAAATTTGTGTAGACAGATTGTAGAAATTATAAAAGAAAGGGGTAATAAAGAAAGCTATGATATAAAATCGGATGGGAAGTATAGTGTTCAGTATATCTACACCAAGCTTTCTATGTTTAAAAAGAGATATATCGATAATAATATAATACCGAATGTACATAACCTATATGATACATTCGAGTTAGATTTGTTCAATACACTAAGGTCTTATATAACTGATAGATTAGTTACGATGGATAGTAATTCTGATGATAGGGGATACTTATCTGAAACTATAAAAACTGATGCGGGTGGACAATCATTCTTTTCAACCACCAAGCCAGGTTACATCAGAGGACAACATTTTCATATGAGAAAATTAGAAAGGTTTTGTGTTTTGAAGGGTAACGCTGATATTAATCTAAGGAAGATTGGAACAGATGAAATAATCACTTATAAAGTTTCAGGTAGTAAAACACAGTATATAGATATGCCTTTATTTTACACCCATAATATTACACCATCTGATGACAGAGAGGTAACAACATTGTTTTGGACTAATGAATTGTTAGACAAAAACGATACAGATACTTATTGGGAAGATGTATAAAAAAATATCAATCGAAGAAATAAACAAGGTAGAGTGTGAAATTGTCTTAGACAAATGGGGTAGGATTGCATACGGTGTTAATCAATCACGTAAAGTGTTATATGATAGAAAGAGAAACCTATACTACAAAATATTTGATAAAGAATACTGTCGCAGAGACAATTTTATAACAGCTGTTGAGAAGGGTTACTTCAAAGAGGTTGCACCTGCTCTTCTATCACTAATAGTAGATGGCGATGATATAGTCGGTTATATTTGTGAAGGTGGTGAGACATTAACTACACCTAATTCTATTCATACATTACAAGAAAAACTATTAAAGTTAGTAGATGATACCAAACTATTCTACTATGATTTAGTGCCACAGAATATAGTCGTAATGAGGAATACTGGAAAACTAAGTCTTATAGACTTAGAGAGTGTATATCATATAGATGAACTGTACAGAATAGACAAACATAAGGCTGTGGTAAAACCAGTCGAATATTTTAAAGAATTAGAAAAGAAATGGAGAGAAAACATGGATAAGGTTATAAGTTTTATACAACCTAGCAGAAACAACTTAAAGTATTTAAAGTGGAGTTATGACTCTATCAGAAAGAACTTAGGATATAGACACGAGATATGTTGGGCTGATGATTTCTCTGATGATGGAACTTGGGAGTGGATGCAAGAGATTGCAAAAAAAGATAAGAATGTAAAGATACATAGAAACGATGGGCCAAACAGATTAGGACACACAATACTATATGATACATTGATAAATGATTATGCAACTAATGATATCGTTATGATATATCATGCCGACATGTATGCCTGTCCTAAGTTAGATGAAGAGATACTGAAACATTTAGAACCAGGTAAAGTAGTCAGTGCTACTCGTATAGAACCACCACTACATCCTGATGGACCAGAAAAAATATTGAAGGACTTTGGTATAGAACCTGAAGAATTTGATGAACTAGCTTTAATGACATTTTTAGATGAAGGTGTAGACTATAGTAAAAAACCTACTAATGGTATATTCGCACCTTGGGCTATATATAAAGAAGACTTTCAATCAATAGGTGGTCACGACCCATTATACGCTCCACAATCCAAAGAGGATTCGGATATATTTAATCGATTTAAATTGAACGGATATGAGTTAATTCAGACTTGGAAAGGGTTTGTATATCATATGACTTGTAGAGGTAGTAGATTTAAGGATGGGGCTATGAGAAATCCAGCAGGTCAAGTCTTTATGAAAGGTAGAGAATCATCAGAGTGGTTGGCTCAAAATTTAAAGAGTACAAGAAACTTTATTCGTAAGTGGGGGCATATGGTTCAACATGATGAGCTACTTAATCCTATCATCCCACCAAAATACGATATAGCATTTGTTGCATACCGATGTAGCAAAAAAATACTCTATGAATTAGAACCGTGGTGTAATGTCGTATATTTAGATTTGAGTGATTCCGATGGTATGAGTGAATATAAGAAAGAGGAACAACCAAACACATCCTTTAATTTAGACGATAGGGTAAAACTATATGGTAACAGTAAGATATCAGATTTACACGATATTTGTGTGGAGTTTGATGCAGATAAACTAACGCCAGAAAATTTTCAAACTATCGTAAACCTATCAGCCATAATTCAGAATAGTGGACAGGTAGGAGTTATGCAGTATGATATATTCAAATTTTTCATAAACTCATTGGATACGCACGAAAAAGATTTGATTTTAGTCAAATAAATATATATATATTATTATGATGTACTATATACTATTCAATGAAAAAGATGAAGAGCTGTGGGATCAGAATACATTAGGTGATGAATCCTTTGGTAGCTTCTACGCTGGATTAGGTTTTATAGCTCTGAACAACATAATACAAAGAGAGCCAGAGTTATTATCAATGGTAAAAATCAAAGATGAAAAAGGTAAGGATTACACAGTAACAGAATTTTTAGATAAGGTAGAAAAATGGAAAATAATTACTTGACTTTTTCATATATTATTCGTAGCTTAAGGAGTTATTAAATGGCTAAATATGACTATTATGAAGATTTAGAGGAACAAGCTTATAACGATAAGATAACACCCAAGAAAAAACCAAAAAAACAAAAAAAGGATTGGAGTGAAAATGTACCTAAAAGAAAATTCGATTATCGTAAAAAAGATAATAAGTATAGTAATACTACTAAACGTATTTAATGCGTGTGAATCAATAGAACCATACTCTCACGATGAGTATACCTACAATCCACCAGAAGTTGAATATGAAATTACACATAATGATACAATTGAGGATGAGGTATTAGAAGATACTCTGTCTGTATTACAATTTGAAATGGTCACAGATTTAGAGGTAGATTCTAATGGCTATTATAGATTACAGATAGACACTAATAACTGGCAAACACTCTATAGATTTACAGGTCGGGTGACTAGAGATAGTTTACCATGTAATGTTATTGAGTTCGGTTGGTATTCAGCTCATCATTGGATTATAGGAGATACTTTAGGATACGTTTTAGCTAATAATGGTCTGTCAGATGATTTGGTTTATGTCGCTTATGATACAACATATCTGACTTGGTTTAGTGGATATGAAGTACCTATAGTAAATGGTAGTTCTTATTCAACAGAGGATGGAGAGGTTAATACTATGATTGCACCTGTTCAAACTATGGTTGGAGACACTATAAATATTTCTTATGGTTTTTGGGATAATTGGAGATTAGAAGAAACACAAGGTTTTTTCGAGGTAATTTTATATTAGGAGACAGAGATGGAAAAATTAATTAGGAGTGTATTGGATAAATACAATAACGGTAGAAAAAAACTACCGAATAAAGATTTAGCCAGATTAATAGTGGCTCATATAAGGGTTGGTATTGATGGGAAAAAAGGTTGGTACTTAGATTTAAGTGATTATGCCGGACAGCATGAGAGAGAAAAAGAGCTTATAGAGGAGTACAACTAATGAAATGGGTATTGGTTAATAAGTTTGATGAGATAGTCGATACCTGTGAGATAGCTAGCGGTGTAGGAGTGAGTGGTGCAAAAACTTATTTCAGAAAGAGAAAGCAGATGGAAACAGAAGATTTTGATAAGCTATGGAAAGTAATGAGTAAAAATGAATATGATAGGGTATTCAAAAATAATCTATATGATAGGCAAATGGGTAAGAGAAAATACGAATGGTGGAAGGATATCGGAGAAGGTGGTGAATTAGATGAAGAAAATTATTTAGATGAGGATAAGTGATGGCAGGAAAACAGAAGGGTAGAAGAAGAACTCCAACCAGCTCACAGCAAAAAGAGTTAGAAAAAGAGTTGGAGATTCTCGCTACCGAAATAGAAGCAGAAGCAATACAGATGAAATTAGACTATGAACAAAACCCATCTGAAGAAAGTGGTAGTGTTATAGTAATACACCAAGATTCAGAATTTTTAGAAAACAAAGAAGAGGAATAAATGGCTAATCACGTATGGCAAAGAGTAACAATAAATTCAAGTAAACCAGAGCTCCATCAGACATTAGAAAAGTGGTGGGGTGCTTTAGCATATGATGATGTAAAAGGTGTTGTAGAACCGGTGTTTGGTAAGGATTTCAAATATAGTACAAATGTTGTAGGTTCTAAGTGGGTTGTTATAGAAGATTGTGATTTTGGAGAAGATGAGACTTACATAAACTTTTGTTCAGCTTGGTCACCAGCAATAGGATTCTTAGAAGAACTCAATTCGGCTATACAATTTATAGATGAGGATGCTTGTATGTCTTTTGTCGGAGATGAGGAATCAGATGACTTTTGGTTTGCTGGTTATGGTAGTAAGAATGGATTTCATTGGGAAGAAGATGCTGATGGTCCTGAAAGACCATTCGAAGAAGATTGTGAAGAAAATGGTACGGACTACGATGAATTGATAGACGAGTTTTACGATGAAGTGAATGATTTACAATCCACCTTGCTATCAGAGTGTATAATGGTGGTTGATATAGAAAAATGATTAGAAAAATAATAAGACCATTATTACAAGAAATATATCAAGACGATGGTTGGAAAATGTTGGTATGTTGCATATTATTAAATTTAACAAAAAGGCAACAGGTGGATATAGTCAGAGATGAATTATTTAAACGATACCCTACCGAATATGATATGATTGAGGCAGATGAAGAAGAGCTGTCGGAATTATTACAACCTTTAGGATTATATAGAAGAAGGGCAAAAACTCTAATTAAATTTAGTTGGATGTGGATAAATGGGTTTAATGATGTAAGTGAGCTATATGGAGTTGGACAATATGCAAAAGATTCGTGGGAGATATTTCAGAATAATAATAGAAATGTAAATCCAACAGATAAGGTTTTACAGGAATATTTGAGGGTAACATGAAAATAACATTAAAGCCATGGGATGTAGGTATTTGGTTACTACTGTTGTTTATCGGATGTGATGATAGGATAGAGGAACCGAATAAAGCAAACGTAATTGTAACTGTTTTACGGGTGGATAGAATTGAGATACGTGATAACCTATGGATTACACCAGCACCAATATGGGGACACTTAGAATCAGAAGATGCTCCTGTTGATAGATTAATAGTGCATTGGTGGAGTAATTTGTATTGGGATGAAGATGATTCAAGCGGACATTATAGATTACTACCAAATAGAAGAAATAAAGCCATATACTATGATAACTTTGGTAATAGGGATACGGTTGATATTAATGTGGATACATTGAGATGGACAACAGACGAGTATTCCACGGTAGATAGCTTAGGATACTTTTATAATACACTAACACCGGTAAGAGTTATGCAAAGTAAAGGTAGTGGTAGTTGGATGAAATTATATTGGAGTATAGAGGGCACGGTTATAGATTCACAGACAATTTTTTTAATGGATTAAAGTGTTATCAAAAGAATTTTTAATAGAAAGAGGATACTGTTGTGGACATGGTTGTTTGATGTGTCCATATGAACCAAAGCATACGAAAGGTAATACCAAATTAAATGGGAAGAATAAGAAGAACACTAGGGATAAAGACAAGAAAGTTTGATGAACAAACATTCGAAAATAACTTTAGGTTTCCACCAAAGCCAGATTCTTATTATGATGTGAAAGAGAAGGGTGTTTGTCGGTGGTGTGATAGTGTGATTAATAATGAACGTGGTGAAAAGAATATGAGAGCTAGTTGGCATCCCGATTGTAGTGAAGAATTTCTAATGTATTATAACTCCAAGCACATCAGAAAGTATATTAAGAAAAGGGATTATTCCGAATGTGCAGATTGTGGAGAATACGATTCTAGATTTCAAATAGACCATATCAGACCATTATACGAACAGAAGAATAAGCAACCACATGAGGTGGATTGGTCTTATTGGGATGAAAAGAATTTACAAACCTTATGTAGAAAATGCCATAAGGAAAAGACAAAAACAGATATGAAAAATCTAAGGAGAACAAAATGACGATAACTATATTAGGATGGGTTTGGATAGGAATACTAATAGGTGGTTCAACAGCTACGGTATTATTTATGCTTTACATGGATAAAAAGATTGGAGAACTACAGGATCAGATAAAAACCCTAAGAGGTACTAGGAACGTATTGAAGGATGAGTTAATTAAGTTAAATAATTCACCTAAACCTAAACCAAGAACCAGACGTAAGGGATACAAAAAATAATATATAGTATATTTATATGTAACATACAGAATGGAGATTCAAAGTGAATGCTAACGATAGAAAAGAATTTGAGATAGTACATCTAAAGATAGACGAACTCAAAAACGATATTACTGAACTAAAGAACGAGATGAGCAAGGCACATTCAAAGACAGATGAATCTCTAAGTTTTATAAAAGAAAACCTATTCAATCCAAACGAAGGATTATGGGCTGAAACCAAATTAAATAGTCAATTCAGAGAGAACTCACAGAAGTGGAGAGGGATAGTCGGTACGGGATTTGTCGGATTGTTCCTCAAACAGTTGTGGGATATGATGAATTGAAGACGTGTGAATACGTGTATCGCTTGACATCGTTGACACATGGTAAAATCTTCTAACGAAGATTTCACAGACATAGGGTTATCTAGCCCCCACCGATTAGAACAAGCCTCTCCAAAGTCGTTGTACTTCGGAATACCCTAACATCAATGGGAGAAGGCTTAAGTATTTTCGGTATACTTGATAAAAAAGATTAATCTAAAGAAAAAACTAACACCTTTTCCCTTAATATAAAAAGCCCTATTGACTATTTAATCTTAGAGAGGCACATTAGAAAGAAGACGATAGGCTTAGTGTCTCTTGATGAGTAAAGAATAGAAGTAAAAAGACTTGATTAACCTAATCAAGTAGGGAGAGAGAAAAATGTTATCAACTATCCTGTTATCAATAACGTTAGCCATCACCAGACAACCTGAAGTTATCCAACCAATACACATAAGCCCATATGAAATATACAGTAGTGAAAGAGGAGTAGCAGTAGTGGAGTTTCGTATCGATAAGGAAGGTAAGGTGGGTGAAATAACGATAATTGATACATTCGATGTAAATATGAATCATACAATAAAAGATGCAGTGAGACAGATGAGGTTCACTCCAGCTCTTCAGAATGGAAGGCCTGTAGAGGTGCATTATAGATTGCCCATTATGGTTAAGTAAGATAAGTGAAATAAGTATTGTATGCTTTGAGGTTCTGAGAAGTAGAGAGAGGTTATATCAACCCTGAATGGGGGGAGGGATGAACCGAGCTCCCCCCAATAAATCACCACTTTCGACTATTTATATCTATAAGAAGGTTACATTGGAGCTAAACCAATGGAGAAGATGCATCAATATTGATCTAATACTAATAGTAGTATTTATAATAATTCCTCTGGCCTACATATGGTGGGAAGAGAGCTAACTCCATTGGATTTGAGCTTCATCTCCCCTTTGACACACCTTGAACCACTTTTACCCACTTTTTGACACTTTGATATACTTATTGATATAGAGGATGAGCTAGAATATAGTGTGTGTATGTCTTTATGACATACTTTTTTAGCCATAAGTTTTAATATAATCAGTATGTCAATATGTCAGGAGATGATGAAATGCCTAAGAATTTAAGCAAGGATAGGATGATTTGGGCCATTAATGAGACTCGTAGTATGAGACAAGCTGCCGTTTTGTTAGATGTAGCCTACAATACTTTTAAAAAGTATGCTAAGATGTATGAATTATGGCAACCCAACCTTAATGGACCACGCCAAAAGGGTCACGTAGGGGGGTTTAAACAGCCTGAGATAATGGATGTATTAGGTGGTAAGAACCCTAGCTACTCCACAGCTAAACTTCAGTACAGATTAATCCGAGAAGGATACGTAGCTGAGGAATGTTCGAACTGTGGATACGATGAGTATAGGACATTTGATATGACCAAACCCTTGCAATTAGACTATATAGACGATGATACCACCAATAAGGAGCTTAGCAACCTAAGATTGTTATGCTTTAACTGTTATTATATACTCAAGGTAAGGAGAAATCAGGTGGAGATACCCTCGAATGTGCAGAGTTTCACCAAAGCAATCAACCAAGCCTTCTCCACCGACCCAACTGAGTAGGGAATCCCAATATCAATAGGCCTAAGCTTAACGCATTTTTGCCATATAAGTCAAGTCTTTTTTGTAAAAAACACCATATTTTATGCGGCGGTTCGACTGCACGCGGCTAATTAATTGAAAAAAAGTGAAAATAATTGAAAAAAACCCTTGACTTTTAGCTTATTTCTTCGTAGCTTAAGGGGTAATGATTGAGGAAATGACAATGAATTAGAGAGAAAAGAATTAAGGGAGCTAGGGTTAAGAGCCACTGCTAGAACTACCTTATGATAACCGACTCTGAGGTTATAAAGTTCTTCTGGAGTTCCCAAATAAAAGGGGCTAGGGTTAAGAGCCACCGTCTGTCAAAATGTCTGACATCTGGAGCCCCAAAGAATTTGTTGTGTTCATAGGTGGTTGGGTTTGGTTATTCCCCAGCCACCGACTCCCTTATTGGAATAAACTCGGTAGCCTAAAAAGATTTTTGCTACGCAAACCTAATACTTATATATATGAAAGACTTTAAACGATTTACAGAACTAATACTAAAGATGGAAGAGGATTTAATAATGCTATACCACAGCGGAGAGGTAGTGGGATTCATGCAGGAGGACCCGGAGTACGTGGCTGTATCGATGGTTAGCCTAATCATGGATAGGAAGCACTATAGGGAGCTAGGTATGGTGGTTGGGGAAGCATGACGGAATGACAGACATGGGGGCCCGGCCATAGCATTAAGTCGTTAATCGCGAGCAGGTGACAGATTGTCACACGCTCATATTGAAGCGTATATCGAGGCAAGTTTTTTTCCCTATAGGAATTGATATATCTTTCGTATCATAATGATAAAATTTATTTTGCGTATTATCGGAGAGTTAAGATGAAGAGAATAGATTGGAAAAATCTGACTAGCATAGTCGGATTTATCGGTGCCCTAGCCGGTGGTTACTATAAGTTGCAATCCGATGCTCAACTTCAAATCTCACAACAGCTGGTTATCAAAAGGGCTGAGAAGGCTCGGTATCAAATTGATTCACTCAGAACTGCCAGAAGGTTAAAGGAGTTGAAATGGGAGTTACAGGATTCGATTAGGCTAGAGATAGCAAAGTTAGAACAGAGGTTAAGATGATATATCTATCTCTCTTCCTTATAGTATTCTGTATCACAATATGTTTGTATCTTATGCTAAGTATGGATTAACCCATCATGTGGTTTAGGATTAGGGCAAAGGATTTATCCATTGATAAACAAAACGGTGGGATGTGGATAACGTTTTGGCTTTGGGGAGATAGTGAACAGCATATTAGAGATATATTAAATCGTAAGGGCCACCATCACCCTATTGAATCAATTGTCCGAGATAAACCTAACTTCGTTGACTAATGATAAATACTTTATTACATATCTATACCAAGTTTCGCCAATGGCTATTCCCCACGAAGTATAAATACAAGACGATACACGTTTATAGTGATGAGAATTGTCGAACCACCACCGAAGGTGGACCGCACAAGGTAAGGATTAAGGTTAAGAAAAAGTAAAAAAGTTTCCCAAAAGACTTGACTTGAATATGGCTTAGGCGTTAACTTAGGGGGCCACTAAAAGGCTGTTTTTTTAACACTTAATAAAAGGAGTTCGTATGAACTATTCAACAACACTTAACACTTGGAAACTACCGAACATCAAGCTAGGAGATTCTTACCAATACGGTGAGAAGAAACATAGGATTGGTGAGGTTCGAAAGAATGATTTGGTATTGGTTAAAAGGTTTAAGAACTACTATCAGATGACGAAAGGAAATCACTTCGAAACATATGTTTTGAAAGCGACTTCTGATTCTTTTAAACCAATCAAAACCAATAGTGTTCGAATCCAAAACTCTTGGAGTCGGTACTTTGATTGTGTGAGGGTTTCATAACTCTCTAAAATTAGGATGGGTTTCGGCCCATCCTATTTTTTTGCCTAAAATTATTTTAACTTTTTTTAAAAAAAGACTTGACTCGTATGGCGTTTTATACATAGCTTAAGGTATGAGAAAAAGGGAAAAAATAATGAACTTAAACGAAACAATTTACTTTAGAAATCATATAATCGGTGTTGAGGAACTAGACCCGCCTTTTAGAGAAGTTCCTTTCTTTCAACTAATGGATGAGTTTTGCAATGAGTATGATGATATGGATAACTGTGAGAACTTTGCTGTGGTTTGGAATTATATAGACGAGGAAGTTCACATTCAACAGATATATAATCATGATACTGGTGAGATTTATTGGGAAGATAATTTTCCTGAACTTGAAGGTTGTGGATGGCACGGTAGGGATTGGACTATAGGTGATGAGATACTTTACTGTAGTCTTTTAATGTGGGGTGAGATGGAGCAGACTATTGCTTAGACTAAAGACACAAGATGGTATTGAGTTTGGTTGGGTTGCAGATAACTTTGTATCGAGGGATATCTGCAAACGACTAATACTTTTAGGCAAACCAACTCTCGAACCATCTAGTACTTTAGAACCAGTTCAAGAAAATTTCAGAACAAGCTCTAATACTTTTTTATATTATAATAATGGTATGGAGACCGTTGACAAAGTATTCAGTACGGTTACTGATATTATAAAAGTTCCATTGCAAAATTGTGAAGGTATGCAACTTGTACATTATAAGTCTGGTGAGTTTTACAAACCACATCATGATTACTTTTATCCGTGGATGGATTACTATAAAGAGGAAGCAAGGTGTGGTGGTCAAAGAACTTGGACAGCCTTTTTATATCTCAATGATGTTAAAGAAGGTGGTGAGACAAACTTTCCAAATATCAATATTCAAGTTAAACCATTGGCTGGTAGAGTTGTTTTTTGGAGAAATTCAATTGATGGAAATTTAATTGAAGATAGTTTTCATGAGGCTAAACCACCAATTGATTGTGAGAAGTGGGGAGCAAATATATGGGTAAGAGAGAAAAAATTTATTTATGTGTAAAAAAATAAAAAAGGAGTCTATATGACATTAAAAGAAATAATAATAGAAGCACTACACGATCCTCAGAATAGGAATACTGATGGTTCGGTTAAGTGGAATTGGGTTGATTCTGATTTATGGTTACACCCATATAGTAAGGTCTATACTGACCAAGAGAAGCATGATGCTTTAGATAATTTTCCAGACTCGGAAGTTCCTGTTTGGGGTGAGTTTACACCAAGGGTAACACACCCGTTACCTTAAAAAAAGTTTAAAAAAGACTTGACTCGTATGGCGTTTTATACATAGCTTAAGGCATGATAAAAAGGGAAAATATGAAAAACATAATAAAATTAGAAAGTGTCGGAACTGCATTAAATATGAAAACCGGAATGACTCACCCAATTAATGCTGATGGAACTATTGACTTTTATGATGGAGTCGCAACACACATTCTCTATGACGAGGGTGGTTTTGATGAGGATGGTTTTGAGTTATATGACTTGGCTGATTTAAAAGATAGGGAAGTCATCGAAGAATATTTAGAAACAACAAAGTAAAAGGAAACAAATAATGGCTTATATGAATCAAGAAAAGAAAAAAGAGTTAGCTCCAAAAATTAAACAGGCTTTGAAAAAGCATAATATGAAAGGTACACTTAGTGTCGATAACTATTCTACTTTAAGGTTGACTCTTCAATCTGGTTCTATCGACTTCAAGTATACTGGTCAAGATGGTAGGACTATCAGAAATATAAATGAGTATTGGTATCAAGACCACTTCAAAGATAATCCTGAAGCACTTGCTTTCTTATCAGAGGTGATTCCTGCGATGAATAATGGAAACCACGATAACTCTGATATAATGACAGATTACTTTGATGTCGGTTGGTATATTTCTGTTAACCTTGGTAAGTGGGATAAACCTTATATAGTTAATGCGTAATAAAGAAAGATTCAAAACAGAGATTAGGGCTCTTCGAACTGTACTTATGGATGAGCCCTATTGTAAATCATTAGGTAATTTTCACACCTTTGTAGCCGATATGCATGTCGCATTAGTTTCTGATAGAAAGATTACAGGTAAGATGCAAAGCAGTATCCAAAAAATTATTGATAACTACCATAGATTAGCCTCACCTGAAGTAAGGATGAAGAGATTAAAAACTATGGATAAGATGGATGTACTTTCTACAAAATTAAAACAATGTGATTACCACGACTTGTATAAGATGGAAAAGCAAGAGATTATAGATAGTATGAAGAAGTGGGCGTCAAGAACCGGTTTCTTGACTAAGAAACAAATGTTATATTGTAATAAACTTTTTACACAATTTAATAAAAAAATTCAAAAAAGTACTTGACTTTTAGCAAAAGTTTTTGTAGCTTTAGCCGTTAAATAAAGGGAGAAAATATGAAGAACTTAGTTGAAAATGCTTTCGGTGATATAGTTGAGAGAACTGATTACGGCAACCACAAAAATCAGTTAAATTTATTCGACAACTTAAATGAGGTTGTTGAGGAGAATATCACAGCGGATGATATATTAGATTTTTTATTTGGTAATAACAGAAAAGGAAATAAGTAATGAAAGAAATTTTTGAAGAGATACAAAATGATATGGATGATTTTTTCGCAGAAATGGATAAAGTAATTTACACTTACGAAGTAGATGGTGAGTTAGTTTCAGAGCCTGTTGAAGATGTTCTTGAAAGAGAACACTTGGAAATGAAAGCTGAATTAGCGATGGGGATATAAAATGAGTTTAGAAACACAATTATTCAAAGATTCAGCAATTGATTTTGCAGAAGGTATCGGTAATCTAATTACAGGTATTAAAAAAGATTACGCTGATTGGATGACTAGCGAAGATATGATTGAAAGGTTTAACAAAGGTATTAATATTAGAACCGGCAAAAAATACACAAAAGTAATTTGTGGCTCTTCTGTATGGGGGTTTATTGCAAATACCGATGGAACTCATAAAGGAATACCACATAAGAAAGGTGATGTATTCAAAGCCGCTGGTTGGGCAGCTCCAGCTAAATGGGCTAGAGGAAGTATTTTTGACACTAACACAAATTGGTTCAGTTGGACTGGACCTAATTACTTATAAGGAGTAAAGTATGAAAAATCCAAAAGATGAAGCTATCTTAGATATGATGGCTGAAGAAGTAGAAGTCAGTAACGAACTAATCGCTGATAACAGCGACTACGTTGATTATCTTCTCAATGAGAGGAAGGACGGTTACTCAGGTGATTATGAGTCATCCGATGTAATGGAGTTTGATGAAACTGATGATGAGTGGTATCTTGACTAAATGTGAAGTATGTAAACAAGAGTTGAATGGGACTATGATATTCTATCCAACTCTTTGCTTGCAGTGTGTTATAGAGTTAGATATTAGTGATAAAGAAAAACTTAAAAAATATAAAGAAAAGACTTGACTTGTATTGCAATTCTTTTGTAGCTTAACATATGACGAAAAGGGAAAAAATGAAAAACTTAAACGGTTATTGGGTTAATAAAAAAAGTGGTACTATCCATCATGTTTTACAAGATACCGATTGGAATGGTAACATTAAGTTATGGGCTAATAGTTGTAATCTTAGGTGGGAAAGAGATTATCACTTCAGAGGAGATGCAGTTCAGAGGTTTCAAAAGAACTATGATTTTGTTTGTGAGAATCCAACCAATGAGTTTTATACTGCAGTGTTGGCTAACGAGAAATTAAAGAATGAGTTTACTTGGGGTGTGAGAACCAAAGGTAGACTTGGTATCACAAAAGAAGAATTTTTTAACAAAGTAAAAGGAGAAGCATAAATGACTTATGTTTATGAATATGTTGTCGGTAATGACAATGTTAAAGTGGAGTACTGTCATAGCAGTATTTCAGATGAAATCAAAGTGGTTGATATGTGGGTTAATGGTAAATTTCATAGAACCAATTGGATGAGTCCCGAAGGTAACAAGGCGTTGATGGCTAGGTTGGAGAAGGATATGGAAGATAGGATGTGTGGCACTTTGGACGACATGACCGTTGGTGGTTACAATGGCTTTGACACAGAGCTTGATTTAGATAGAGATATACCGGAGATTGCAATTGCTTAAAAAAATATTAGAAAGGCTTGTAGACATAGAAGGTCAGTTAGATGATGCTTACTACAACCTACCTGAGTACGATGCTAACTCAGAAGGTAAGGGTTATATAGATGGTGCGAGGTGTGACTTGTACCATCTAAAAGATGAAATTGAAAAAGCTATTGTAACTGATAAACAATTAGATCCAATAGAAAGGTGGGCTGATGAAGATGTTACATTTGATGAAGTTATGAATACATCACCGACACTAGCAAAAGGATTATAATGAATCTATTAGAAAAAATAATAGAAACATTCGATGGTGTTATTATAGAAGATAATCAATGGACTATGAAAGGTTCTAATGGTAAGCGGTATATTGTGGAATGGGATAAATATAATAAAAAATACAGTTGTCAATGTAAAGGTTATATTTATAGAAAGAAGTGTAGGCACATTACAGAATTATCAGAATCTTTTAGGAGACATTATGCAGTTAGATAATATAGACCACGTTGCTGTACAAGTTACACATATAGCTAGAGGTGTAGCTTTTTATAAAAAAAATTTTAATTGTGAAGTAGAATACGAAGACCAATCTTGGGCCTTACTGAAATTTGAAAACACAAAACTAGCTTTAGTATTACCCGCAGAACACCCACCACATATTGCTATTATAGATGATGAATTGGAAGGTGGTGATGTACATAGGGATGGTAGCCGTTCTAAATATGAACACGATGGTTACGGTAATATGGTAGAAATAATTACTTATAAGGATGTAAAATGAAAGATAAAATAAAAATAAATGATGTTGTTGAATTCAAAGCATCTTCACTTGGAACTGGTACAATAGTTAGTGTACCGAATGAAGACACCCATATGTATACTGTTAGGTTAGGTATACAGGATATAAATGGTAAAACTATAAGTTGTACTGAGCATTATTTTAGGGTGGTTGAATGATTGAAATTCAAAAGAATAAAAGAGAAACAATTAGAATCTCTGAGTCGGAGTATGAAGGTCACAAATTTATTGATTTGAGAATTTGGTATGATGATAATGGAGAAATGAAACCTACAAAAAAAGGTATATCATTTAACCCTAATATTGCGAAAGAAGTTATTGAAGGAATATTAAAAACAGTTGAGGAATCAGATTGGAAAAGCTTCTAGCCAATAAACTTTATTTAGCTATCATTGCTCAGATAATCGGTGGTGTCACAGCCTTTTTTCAATTACAAGGATGGGTGGTGTGGCCTGATAAACCTTTTTTGAAATCGATATGGTGGTTATACACAACCAGTCTTATCATCGCACCATTATTCTTTTGGAGTACTAAATGGTCTTATGAATACTTTGGTGCGTTTTGGAATATGAGACTCGCGGGCTTTGGTATAAGTACAATGATATTTGGATTTCTAGCTTGGTGCTTGATAGGAGAGATACCAACAATTAAAACTATGATTAGTCTTTTACTTGCTTTTGCAATTATACTAATACAAATCAGCAATTTATAGGAGATGTAAATGAAAAATTTATCTAGAATACATATTATATTAGCATTACTTGCTTTTATATTTGGTGCGAGGTTAAAAGGACAGAATCTAAATTATTATGTTAGTAATGATTTTGAATTACTTCCTAAACCTCCTGAGTTAGTACCTTATCAAATTGTACCGTTAGATCCAGAACCTGATTGTAGGCTAGAGATGGGTATTGAGTTGATATACCCTCAAAGTATTATGAACCTACCAGAACCTCAGAAAGAAGAAACATTAGAAATAATTTATAAAAGAATAGCGTTTGAGATTTCTAATCCTGATAAAACTGCTGGACTATTTCAAGTAGACGGCCAGATGTATCATTTAATCAGAATACCTTACACAGGTGCTTCTAATTTTTGGGGATGGGAATATGATTGAATTTTTATTATTTACATTAGGTTATATTTTTTTACTTTGTTTTTCAATGTTTATTTTAATTCAATGGGATAAGATTGTATGATTGAATATTTTTTATTAGGTATATTAGCACCCATATTTTTAAACTTAATGCATCTTATTATCGGTTTGTATGTGGTTACACAACGAGGTAATCTGATGTCATTAGGGTTTACTGGTATGGGATTTATTAGCAAAACCACAGGTATGATATTCTTAACTTGGTTTGGTGTTGGATACTTAGAATTAGATTTCAGAATATTCGTACCACTACTTACATTTTTTTGGTTCTTTACTCATGTAGTTGAAGCATTTGTTATACAACATTACATGAAAGAGAATGAAAGTAATTTTATTAAATCAATACAAATATAGGAGATATCATGGATTTATATATTGGAATAATTACTTTTGTCGGTATACTATATATTACCGCAAAATTTTACGCTGATGATTATAATGATTTTTTTAAATTCTAAGGGAGTTTTTTATAATGAAAGTATTTCCAAAGAAAGAAGCATATATACTATTCGGAGATCAGCTAAATAGGATTATGCAGTGTCTATATGTACTAAAAAAAAGAAATTCTGATATAGAAGGTTTATCATTATTTATAGAACAATTAGAGACAATGCCGTCATATGATTCTTTACTCAGCAAGTTTGAAGAGGAAGATGATACCATGGAGAGTTGGTTAAATAGTATTGGTCTTACACTTGGTGGTAAATGATTTATTACGCTTTAAAAATCAAGTGGTTTATTGAAGACACATTTAGCCTATGTAAAAATCTTTTAATGTTACAGCTTTATAAAAGACATTTAAAAATGAGAATAGAAAAAAATAATTTTGGGAGAAGAGAAGAATGGTAGATTTAAGAATAAAAATATTAGATGATGATTCAAATCTATATCCGTTTTATAATGATTGGAATGCTATACACGATGGTGATGCTGGATTAGATTTATATTGTCCTGACCAATTATTAATAGAATCAGGTGAAACATATTTAATCAAAATGGGTATTGCTTGTGAAATGACAGATGAGTATTTACCCGTTAGTTATATGTTGGTTCCACGAAGTAGTATTTCTAAAACACCGTTAAGAATGTCTAACTCTATCGGTATTATTGATGCTGGTTATCGTGGAGAGATAATGGCATCTGTAGATAATACCGGTGATAAGGATTATATGGTAGTACCAGGTCAAAGATTATTTCAAATAGTACATCCAACATTATATCCATTTACGGTAGGTGTTGTAGACAAACTTTCAGAAACCGATAGGGGTGATGGTGGATTTGGGAGTACGGGAAAATGAATGATAAATTACAAGAACTACTAACCATCACTATGGAAGAGTGTGGAGAGTTAATACAGGCCTGTAGTAAAGCAATTAGATGTGATGATTATCATGACAATAAAAAACTACTTGAAGAAGTTGGTGATGTTTATTGTATGATTGAACTGTTACATGAATATGATTTAATCAGTTGGGATGATGTTGAAAAAAGAGTAAAAATTAAAAAAGAAAAATTAAAAAAATGGAGCAGTTTAGTATGAATATAGGTTACGCATGTATCAATATGCAGTTAAGTTATCCCCAAAAATATGGTGGTAAAGAAAAAGGTATAAAACCAGTTACCACAGGTCGTAGTATGATTAAAAGAACCTTTGAATCAAAAGGTGTGGATTATGCAAGCGAATTAACTTTACAGAATGTTAAGGACTTGAATCAAATTGTACAATGGAATGTAATCAATGGGTATAAATTCTTTCGTATCACATCAGGCTTAGCACCGTGGAAGTCTGAATATAAATGGAATGATTTGAAAGATATAGTTGAGATTGAAGGATATCTTAATTCTGTTGGTTGGGTAGCTAAAACACATAATGTTAGAATTACATCACATCCTGGTCCGTTTAATGTTCTCACCTCACCACACAAGCATGTTGTCGAAAACTGTATCGGTGACTTAACCGATCATGGTGATGTATTTGATATGATTGGTTTAGGTAGAACACCATATAATAAAATTAACATACACATTGGTGGGGCATATGGAGATAAACCAGCAGCTATGGAAAGATTCTGTAAGAACTTTGAAAGATTACCAGAATCAGTTCAGAGTAGGCTAACGGTTGAGAATGATGACAAAGCATCAATGTATTCAGTAAAGGAGTTATACAATGGAGTTTACAAACGAATTGGTATACCTATCGTTTTTGACTATCATCATCATAAGTTTTGTACAGGTGACTTATCAGAAAAGGCTGCTTTGGAATTGGCTTGTTCTACTTGGCCAGAGGATATTGTACCAGTTGTTCACTATAGCGAAAGTCGTAGTGCCGAACAACTTGACGAATCAATTAGACCTCAAGCCCATTCTGATTATGTGTACGATTACATTGACACTTATGGTAATGATGTTGATATTATGATTGAGGCAAAACACAAAGAGTTAGCCGTACAAAAATATAAAGAGTTACATTTAAATTAACAATTTTCTACTTCTGATATATTTATAATTGTATAGATTTATTGGAGATAGAAGTGACCAAAAATGAATTAAAAAGCTTAGTTTTATCAGAGCTAAATGACTTTATAAAATCAAAAGCCAAAATTCAAGTGCAAAAAAACGAATCTGTTGATGAAAAAGTAAATCCTGAAATTAAAAGGATATATAAATTACTTTTAAAGTACGGGAATAATCAAAAAGACGCAATGTCTATGATTAATAAGAATCTAAAGTATGTAAATAAAACATATAGAAACTCAACTCCAAGAGGTAAAGCTATAGCACTGGTAGGACTTCAAAGCTTAGGTGAGAGCATGACAAAATCACAGATTAAAAATATGCGAGATGAATTTAATAAAACAGGCGAGTTACCATCTCATTTAAAAAAGTTTGTAAAAGCTAAAAAAGAATTTGAGAAGAAATTTAAAGTAAAAGATATAGTTGTTCCTGGTTTGGAATGGATGTCTAAAATAAAAGAAGATATGAAAAATACTTCTAGTATGATGAAGTCTGTTCGTAAAGGACCCAAAGTCGGACCTTGGGATATCATTGTAAGTAAAAACAATAAGATAGTAAAAAGAGTACTTGTAAAAAATCTAAAAGAGCTTCCAGCAGAAATGTCTGATTTGAGAGATAAGTATCCAAACCATGTTATCGGTATAGAATCTAAAGCAGGTAAGATAGTTTACAGAGAAGGAACTTGTGGTTATGGAGTAGATGGTAAGTTAGGAGAAGAACCAGCAGGTTCTCATCTTATAAAAAAGAAGTTATTAAAATCTAAGAAAAAATTTGATTTAGAAGAAGCTTGTCAAAAAGGATATATGACACATCCTACTCGTAAGACAAAGATTATGTTTGGTAAGAGGTATCGTAATTGTGTAAAGAAAGAAGGAGTCGATACTACAATGACTATGGAACAAGCTGGTATAATAGCTGATAACATATGTGTAAATTGTGGTGACTTCACAAACGAAAATTTAAGAAAATGGTTTAGTGATAGGTGGGTAAACATTGGAAAAAAGAAAAAAGGTGGTGGACATCCACCATGCGGAACAAGCGGAAAAAAAAGAGGGTATGCTAAATGTGTACCAGCATCAAAGGCTGCTGGGATGTCGAAGAAACAAAAAGCGTCAGCAACCCGTAGGAAGAGGGCTGCTCAAAATAAAGCTGGAAGAGGTGGTACATCATCACTAAAAGGTGGCGGTAAGAAACCAATAAGAGTATCCACAAAACCAAAGAAGTAATGGCTGATTTAGTATTACCAAGAGGAGAACTAAAAGTTCTCAAAGCAGAAGACAAAGACTACGAAAGAGGTATGTTAGTCAAACTGCTTGATGATGGTGGATACAAAATGGCTTACTGGTATGACAAACCAAATAAACCATATCCAGTAGAAATAATTGTAGATGGTGAAAGTATCAAAAAAGATGGTAAGATAGTAGAGATGAAATTTCATCCAAAAGATTACTACGATAAAGTAAAAGAGGAGAGTGTGATGACTTCATTGAATGAAGATAAGCTACAGAAAAAGGCTTTTGATATTATAAAGGACTTGAACCAAAAGTATCCTACATACAATGTAAAGTTTCTTGGAGCGTTCAATAAAGTTGTCAAAAATCTGAAGGCTATGTTGCCTGGCGTATCTAATCTGAATCTTGGTAAGATAGCATTAGATTACCACAGTTACAGAAAAGGTGATATGGGTAGGAAGATTCCAACAATCAAAAAGATGGCACATACTATGAGAAAAGTAGGAGTAAAAGAAATGAAAGAATCTACAAAGTTAGAAGAGTTAGTAGGAAAACCTATTACAGAAGCTCAGTTTGATGAAGCAGCTGGTAAGAAAGATGCTTGTTATCATAAAGTCAAAGCAAGATACGATGTATGGCCATCAGCATATGCAAGTGGTGCTTTGGTTAAGTGTCGTAAAGTCGGTGCTAAAAATTGGGGTAACTCTAAAAAAGAAGGTGTGAA